TAAAACAAGCGCAAGGATTCGCGGCAAAGCCATTTGGCTACTCAAACCCTCCGGCTGAAATGCTGATGAACCTATTGGGGATTCCGGCTGTACAGCAAACAATGGAGAGAATGGCCTATGGGGAACCACTTACAACGGGTCGGGGCATGACCACACAAGTGCGTCCGGAAGTGGCAGAGGCGGCATTAACTGTGGCTCCATTTGCTCCGGTAGCTGGACGGGCGGCAAGGGGTACGGCTCGGATTGTTGGGCAAGAGATGGCAGACCGATTGACTACGGGCAGATCAATGCTCCCGAGTATGTTGGCAGAACCAAAGTCAGCAATGTTCGCTGTGGAACCAAATGTGTCTAGCGTAAGATCGCCATACCCACAACAAGCCTCAATTGAGGCGGCACAAAGAAACGCTGAAAACATTGGGCAATCAGTCGAAATTTATCCGAGATCATTGCAACAAGGCTATGAGCATGGGTGGTATCACGGCTCAACTGGTGACATAAAGAGTTTTAATCCAAGTTTGCTCGGTGAGGCAACGGGTGCGGCAAGTGCCAAAAAAGGATTTTTCTTTGCCCGTGACCCACAAAACCCGCCGGAATCGTTGCTTAAAAAGACAACAGATGAATCATCAATTGAAATGCTTAGAAAATTAGGGATACCAGAAGAAGAAATTGCAAAACTCAATACTGTTTCTATGGAAGGTCATGGTGCTGAAACAGCATCGGGATATGCACAAATTGGTGGTTCAAGGCAGTATAAAGAAGCTATGCGTAAAGCAAATTCGGCTGAAAAGCGCGGTGATTGGGACGAATATGAAAAACAAATGGCTTTAGCTGAAAACATTGCCATTGGTGATCAAAAATATCTGCAAACTTTAACTGCAAAGTATGGTGATAGTAGAGATAAAATGCTCGCTAATATTAACAACGCAATATATTCAAAACAATTACCACAAAAAGAAGCAGAATTGCTTGATGCAAAAGTTAAAGAATTGATGCCATATGGTTGGTATAACAGTTATTCAAATCCTCAACTTGAAGGATTGAAAAAGGAAATTGCAAAACTTGCGGGTAATGATGCAAATCAAGCCATTAAAAGTATTGAGCAATTCCAAAGTATTAAAAATGAAAGAGCATTAGCTGAAAAAACTCAAGAGGGTGGCAATGTGATGCCCGTGGCATTACGGTACAAAAACCCAATGGTTTACGATTTTCAAGGCAAAGCATATAGAGAGCAAACATATTCAGATTTGATAGATCAAGCATTAAGTGGTGGACATGATGCTTTGATCTTGAAGAATACATTTGACCCCGGCGGCGGCCCCGCAAAGTTAGTTGATGTGGGGGTAGTTTTTGACCCATCACAGATTAGATCAACAAACGCAGCATTTGACCCAATGCGCCGCAATGAATCCGACATTCTTGCCGGACTATTACCCGCAAGCCTATTGGCAGACCCTGAAACACGCCGTAAGCTAGATGAGGAACTCAGTCTGCTATATACTAAGTAATACCAACAAACCAAAAGGAATTGGTAATGCAAAAGCAAACTAAAAAATCTACTGTAGACCCGATTAGAAAGGTGGGTCTATGAATGGCGTAAAGACGGGCGGCAGGGTAGCTGGAACGCCAAATAAGGCGACTTCTGAGGCAAGACAAGCTATAGCATGGTTTGTCGATGGAAACGCTCATAGGCTCAAAGAATGGCTCGACAAGGTAGCAGAGGGCGACCCCGAGCATGACATAAAGCCAAACCCCGCAAAGGCGTTTGAGTTATTCCAAAGTGTCGTGGAGTATCACATTCCAAAGCTGGCAAGGACAGAGCACGCCGGAGACTCAGAGAATCCCATTGAAATGAAAGTCACATGGGCGCAACCGAACAATCCATCGTAATCCCATATAGCCCGAGAAAAGAGCAATTGCAGATTCACACTCTGCTGGACGCTAAACGATTCGGGGTGGTGGTGGCTCATCGAAGGATGGGGAAGACGGTTTCAGCGATCAACCATCTGATTAAAGATGCGGTGAGCAACCAAAAGGAAGCACCGAGATACGCTTACATTGCTCCGACATACGGGCAAGCAAAGCGGGTGGCATGGGACTACCTCACGAAGTACGCAAGACCTCTCGGGGGAACTGAGAACATATCCGAGTTACGGGTGGACTTTTGGAACCGCCGGATTCAGCTATATGGCTCAGATAACCCCGACTCACTGCGCGGACAGTACTTTGATGGGGTGATTCTTGACGAGATTGGCGACCAAAACCCAAAGATTTGGACAGACATTATTCGCCCGTCATTGGCTGATCGTCTCGGGTGGTGCTGCTTTATCGGGACTCCAAAGGGCCACAATCATTTTAAAGACCTACGAGATCGGGCAGAAACTGAGGATGGGTGGGGACTTTTAGAGTTCAAAGCCTCCCAAACGCAAGTTTTGAGCGAGACCGAACTCAAGGCGGCGCGGGTCGAAATGGGGGACGACAAGTACCTACAAGAGTTTGAATGCTCGTTTACCGCAGCGGTGGAGGGGTCGTATTACGGTCAGCTGCTGAACGATTTGGACGAAAAGAACCACATTCAAGAGTTTCCCCGTGATGACCTTTGTAAGACAGTCTGTGCATGGGACTTAGGGATGGGCGACTCGACCGCAATTTGGGTGGCTCAGATAGCGGGTTCAGAAATCCGGCTCATTGACTTTTACGAGAACAACGGGGTCGGACTCGACAATTATGTGAATTGGTTAAGGCATAATGGATGGGACAAAGCCGAGCAAATCCTACCCCATGATGTTCAAGTGCGGGAACTCGGAACGGGAAAAAGCCGCATGGAGGTATTAACCGATGCGGGATTAAACATTCGGGTTGCCCCGCGCATGGGGGTCGATGATGGAATCCAAGCAGTGCGAAGGCTACTCCCGCGATGTTGGTTTAATGTGCCAAAGGTCAAACAAGGACTAGACGCACTCAGAAACTATCGGAGGGATTACGATGAAAAGCGGAAAATCTTTTACGAGCGACCACTTCATGATTGGAGTAGCCATGCTTCTGATGCTTTTCGCTACCTTGCAATCGGTCTGAACGAAACCTCCGGCTGGTCAAAGATGCCCACTCAAAATGTGAAATGGATTGTGTGATGGACGAAAACAAACTCAAATCAATCATTGATGCGGAGATTTCCAACAGTCTCGGCTATTTGGAGACAGAAACCACTGAACAGCGCAGGGAAGCACTGCAAGCCTATTTGCGGCAACCATACGGCAATGAGGTGGAGGGCAAGTCTCAGATTGTCACGGGTGAGGTAGCAGAGGCCGTAGACGGTTCTTTACCGTCATTGGTGCGAATCTTCTCGGCAAGCGATGAAGTGGTGCGGTTTGAACCCCGTGGCCCAAATGATGAGGCCGGAGCAAAGCAAGCCACTGAATATGTTAATTGGGTATTCAATCGTGACAACGAAGGCGTGATTATTCTTCACGATTGGTTCAAAGATGCGCTTCTCCAAAAGGTCGGGGTGGTCAAAGCCTATTGGGAGGATAAAGAAGATGTCATCAAAGAAAAGTACCGTGATCTAACTGAGGACGAACTTGCCATGCTGATGAGCGATGGCACGATGGAGATCGTTGAACAAGACACACAAGAATTCGATCAGATGACCCCAATGGGGCCGGTGAAGGTCAAGATTCATGCTGTGACCGTCTCAAAGAAACAAAAGACGGGTCGTGTGGTGGTTGAGAATGTGCCACCGGAAGAATTCCTAATCTCTAAGAAGGCTCGCAGAATTGATGGTGCGCCATTCGTTGCCCACCGCAAGCTGATGACCCGAAGCGACTTGATCGCAATGGGCTTTGATGCTGACATTGTGGACGGGATTCCCTCAAGTGATTCACTGACATACACACCGGAGCGACTCGTAAGGTTCTCCAATGGTGAGCAACCGGATGACTCCACAAGCATGGATGATTCGATGCAGAGTGTGGAAGTGTTCGAGTGTTACCTACGGGCCGACATGGACGGGGACGGTATCGCTGAACTGCGGCAAGTGTTCTATGCTGGAAACGAGATTCTGTCAGACGAAGAATGCGACTATGTGCCATTCCACTCGATCTGCCCAATTCCAATCCCGCACAAGTTCTTTGGGCAATCATTGGCAGACCGGACTACAGACATTCAGTTACAAAAGACCACTATCACCCGTCAGATTTTGGATAACCTCTATCTGACAAACAATGCTCGGGTGACTGCTGTAGACGGTCAAGTTAACTTAGATGACTTGCTCACAGCTACTGCGGGTGGTGTGGTGCGGATTAAGTCTCAAGGCGCAGTGCAGCCATTGAATGTGCCACCCGTTGCGGGACAAGCCTTTCCGATGCTTCAGTATCTTGACTCTGTGGCCCAAAAGCGCACGGGTGTGACTGACGCATCTCAAGGGCTAGACCCCGCGATATTGCAGAATGTGACTGCTGCGGCTGTGGCATCGATGCAAGCGGCGGGTGCGGGTAAGGTCGAACTGATCGCACGAATCTTTGCGGAGACGGGTGTTAAGTCTCTGTTTAAAGGGATTCTGCATCTTCTCTGCAAGTATCAAGACAAGCCCCGCATTGTGCGGATGAGAGGCTCGTATGTGGCCTTTGACCCGCGAGAGTGGACTAATCAATACGATGTGGACATAAATGTAGGTCTCGGTGCTGGCAACCGTCAAGAGCAAATGGCGATGCTACAAATGGTCTTGCAGAAACAAGAACAAGTATTGGGACAGATGGGGCCATCCAACCCATTGGTGAGCATGGGACAGTATCGGAATACTCTCGGGAGAATGGTGGAAGCGGCAGGGTTCAAAGACAGTGCTGAATTCTATAAAGCCATTCCTCCGGAACTCGATCAGCAATTGAGCAACCCACAACAGCAAGCCCCTCAGATGACTCCGGAAGCACAAGCGGCAATGGCAAAGGCTCAAGCGGATATTGAGGTGGCAAGGGAAAAAGCTGCTGCTGATATTCAGTTGGCAAGGGAGAAGGCTGCGGCTGACATTCAGTTACAGCGCGACAAGTTCCAAGCTGAGATGGTATTCAGAAAGCAAGAGTTTGAAGCAGAGGCCCAATTGAAAGCAATGAAGGTCGGCGCAGGGATTACCTCAAACATTGAGATTCCGGGGTAATGTATGTTTGAAGACTCCATTCGGAAACTAAGGGCATCTATTGATGATGCAAATAAAAACGCCTTTCAAAAAGCAATTGCAATAAATCCAAATACCCCTGCATTGCCAGCAGGAACCTTTATTGGTAATAGTGTATTTGCTCCAACCAATGTTATTGGTTTGCCATACGGAATGGCTTTAACTCCCGAAGTGCGCCAACAATTTAAAGCCTATGAAGATGCGGGATATATATTGCAATATAGAGAACCACCTAATACGGGTGGTGGTGGATTTTTGGGCGGGATAAGCAACGCTTTTGCCAGCATAGACCCTAGCACTGCTATTAGCCGTGAAGTAACAAATGTTCTTCAACCTGTTGAAAAATCAGTAAGCAAAGACTTAGCCCAACTAGACAAAGATTTAAGCCTATCTGAGAACGCCCCATTATTGGCGGCAATCGCTGTCAGTGTGGCGATGCCGGGGGTCGGCTCTGCCATTGGCCAACAAATGATAGCGGCGGGTTTGCTTCCGGCTGCAACCTCTGCGGCTGTAGCTACGGCAATTGGTACGGGTGTGGCTAACGCTGCCCTACAAGTGGCACAAGGCAAATCAGCGGAGGATGCGCTAAAGGGTGCTGTGGTCGGTGGAGTGGCGGGTTTTGCAGGTGGTCAAGTTGGCGACTATTTAGTGGCTGACCCCGGCGCGGTGAAGAACTTTGTCTCAAGCACTGCGGCAAACATGGTGGCGGGTAAAGACCCCGAGACTGCGGCTAAAACTGCTCTTGTCCAAACTGGCATACAAGGCACAGCGGATGTAATCTCTAAAGCACAAGCTGAGAAGTATCTTGAGAATCTTCCCATTCCCGATTACTTGCAAGCTGGCCCTACCACAACAAGCGCGGATGTAATGGCGGCATTTCCGGAGACTAATCCGGCAAACATTCAAGGCCCACCGGAGGCCATTGATACAACGCTGCTAGACCTAACAACAGCCCCACCAACCACACAGACATACACCTATGAGGATGGAAGCACCTTAACGGTTGATGCAAATGGCGATGTTGTTAAATACACAGATGCAACCGAAACCCCATATAAGGGGCCGGTAGAAACGCCATCAAGCCCACTCACAAAGTCACAGATTGAGGGGATGATTAAACTCGGTTTAGCGGTTGCTGGAGCAAGCCAAGCAAGCAAGGCAGTGCAAGATGCCATATCTAGCGGAGATGACACGGCGCAAGGCGGATTCCCATTCACTCCGAGCGACATATCCGGATGGGCAAGCCCCACCTACACACAGACCTTTCAAGGCCCGATAGACCTAAACTCACTGTTTACCACTGACAATCTGTTGGGCGGCACACAATGGGCTGGACTGCAAGGCAACCAATTCGCCAATATCCCGCAAGTATCAATGTCTGACTTCATATCGAGTATCCAAAATGGAAAAGTTTGAACTTGCCAAAAATCTGCTCTCCGATGACTTCTTCTTAGAAGAAATGGAAGCATTAAAGCAATCTGAATTGCTGAATATAGTTAACTCCGCACCGGAAGATATTGAAGCGCGAGAACTTGCATATTTAAAAATTCATGCTTTACAATCAATTAAAGGCCACTTTGAATCAATCGCATCTACGGGGCTAATTGTGAAGAAGCGGTGGAAGATTTTGTAATCGTTGATTACACCGTGGCACTCGGTAAGTGCTGACAAAATGGGTTAGAAATGAGTGATAACACGGCTCCGCAAGGAAGTGAATCGCTGAATGTGGAACAAGCTGCTTCTGCATTCTTTGGGTTAATGGACTCTGAACCGAACGCCGAAGGCCAAGTCGAACAGAGTGCAGATTCAGAGAATGAGGAAAGCGTTGATTCCGAGTTGGTGGATTCTGAAGAAGTTGAACAAGACAAACCGAGCACTTTTCGAGTCAAAGCGGCTGGAGAAGAACGCGAAGTAACTCTCGATCAACTTATTGAGGGCTATCAACTTGGGGCCGACTACACAAAGAAAACCCAAACGCTTAGTGAACAACGCAAGGCCGTAGAAGCGGAACGAGCGAAGATTGACGAAGCAAACAAGTTAAGAGATCAGTATGCTCAACGCTTGCAGATGATGGAACAATTCCTAAGTCAGCAAACGAAGGGCGAGAATTTGGATGCTCTGAAGGAAAGTGACCCCATCGGGTATGCGGTAAAGGTAGCAGAACAGCAGCAACGCAAGGAACAACTTGCAGTTTTGAAGGCAGAACAGCAACGCATTGCACAACAGCAACAAGCGGAACACTCTGAAAAACTTCAAAGCCACATTGCTCAAGAAAGCCAAAAACTTTCTAGTTCGATACCCGGCTACGCAGACCCAAAGGCTGGAGACCAAATCCGAAAGGATATTCGGGACTATGCCAAGTCGATCGGGTGGACTGACCAAGAGTTAGCCAATGTCTATGATTCTCGTGCTGTATTGAGTCTGTATCACGGTATGCGTTACGCTGCTTTGCAAAAGGGCAAGCCGGAAGTATCTAAGAAGGTACAAGAAGCACCCCGAATGATGAAAAGCGGAGTATCTCAGCCGAGAGACAATCAAGAACAGCACAAAAAAGCAGTGGCGCAATTGCGTAAGACCGGAAAAGTCCGAGACGCCGCAAATGCGTTTGAACGGTTCGTTTAATTCAAGGATTCAATCATGGCAACCTACCAAACCTATACCTCCATCGGTCAACGCGAAGATTTGTCCGATGTGATCTATTCCATCTCCCCCACCGACACGCCATTTATGTCGTCCATCGGTAAAGCCAAAGCAACCGCTACCAATCACGAATGGCAAACCGATGCTCTCGCATCTGCCGTCTTGACCAACTACGCAGTTGAAGGCGATACCGCTTCTGACGCTACTTTGGGTGTGACCACTCGTGTTGGCAACAAAACGCAGATTAGCCAAAAGACCGTGAAAATCTCCGGCACTTTGGAAGCTGTGGACAAAGCCGGTCGTAAGTCTGAAAAGGCTTACCAATTGGCTAAAGCCTCTGCTGAAATCAAGCGCGACATGGAAACCTCTCTGTTGTCAAACCAAATCAGCACGAACGGTTCTTCTAGTTCTGCTCGTAAGTTGGGTGGTTTGCAAGCATGGTTGGCAACCAATGGTGACTTTGGCACGAACGGCGTTGCTGGCGCAAGCGGCACGACTGCTCGCACCAACGGCACTAACCGCACCTTTGATGAGGCCACTCTGAAAACTGTGGTCAAAGAGGTGTACACCGCCGGTGGCAATCCCAAAGTGTTGATGGTCAACCCTGCTCACAAGCAGTTGGTTTCTGCCTTCACCGGTATTGCGGCTCAACGCTACATGGCCCCCGGCGATGCGCCCACCACCATCATTTCGGCGGCAGATTTGTATATGAGCGACTTCGGCACAATCTCAATTGTTCCCAACCGTTTCATGTCATCCACCAATAGCTGCGATGAAACCGCGTTTGTGTTGGATGTGGACATGGCCTCTGTTGCCTATCTGCGCCCCTTCCAAACCAACGAGTTGGCTAAGACGGGTGATGCGGAAGTGACTCAATTGCTGGTGGAATACACCTTGCAAGTGAACAACGAAGCTGCACACGGCATCATCGCTGACTTGACTCCCTAAGAGTGAATGCCCCCATGTTTAACCGCATGGGGGTTTTTCTATGAATGAGTTTCGTCAATCTGTTGCCCACGCCGATGGCGATGGCGGCATCGTTATTGAGACACGCCAAGATGTAACAGCGAACATTGAGCAAAATCTCAAGGAATTTAATTCCTATGACGAACGAGCAAAATGGTCGGATGATATGTTTGGTAACAAGATCGCTTCAATCCCATTGACGGTGATTGATGACCTAAATGCAAAAGGCATCATGCGGGGCTTTGCAATCGTTGACCAAAAGCGCATGAAAGATTGGCTTAACAGTCCGGATAACCGATTTTTTAGAACACGACCGGGGCGCGTATGAGCATTGCTACATTCTCTGAACTGAGTACAGCGGTAGCCAACTATTTGGCCCGAAGTGACCTAACAGATCAGATTCCCGACTTCATTCGTTTTGCAGAACTGAGACTCCGCAGAGAATTGCGGATTCGGCAAATGCTCAAATCTGTGACCACTACTACAACGAGTGGTGACGGTACGGTAGAGATACCCTCAGACTTTCTTGAGGCTAGAGACTTCTATGTAACGGGGAACCCTCCGCAGCCGCTTAGTTTCTTGTCTCCATCGGTGTTCATTCGTAACACTGATTCTCATGTTCGCGGTAAACCGTTGAACTACACAATTTTGGCGACTGAGTTTCAGTTAGCCCCAATGCCGGACAATGTGTATACGCTTCAACTGCTGTACTACTCTGCTCCGACATTCCTATCAAGCGGAAATTCAAGCAATGCGTTTATGGCTAACTCTCCCGATGCTTTGCTTTATGCGGCATTGTTGGAGGCGGAACCATACATCATGAACGATGCACGAATTCAGACATGGGCGACCATGTATCAAAGGGCAATCGACACATTGGTTAGATCGGATGAATCTGCTCAATACTCGGGTGTTCCACTCGCAATGACTTTATCAAAGAGGTAAAAAATGGCTGCAATGTCCAACTATCTTGAGAATGCTTTAATCAATGAAGTACTCCGCGCAACCGCTTTCACAGCACCTACAACTGTCTATGTTGCACTGTTTACGACTGACCCTACAGATGCTGGTAGTGGTACTGAGTGCAGCGGTACAAGCTATGCTCGTCAGTCTGCTACTTTTGCTGCTCCCTCTAATGGTGCTTCTAGCACTAACGCAGATATTAATTTCCCGCAAGCTGGAGGCGCATGGGGAACCATCACCCACTTCGGTATCTTTGACGCTCTCACTACTGGGAATCTGTTGGTACATGGTGCTTTGACCACTTCCAAGACAATCGACACGGGCGATGTGTTCAAAATCGCTAGTGGTTCACTGACTGTCACCTTTGCGTAATGGCGGATGTTTGTGGCCCATTCACGCTTGAACAGCTAGACCTATTCGGGAGCATCGATAGTCTAGCCTTCTCGCTTGATTCAACCGTTTGGACAGATGCGAATGTTTGCATCTTAGAAGCGGCGGCATCCGCATCGGGTGCAGGGTCAGTAAGTGCAAGCCCCATAGCAGTATTGGTGGGGGCATCGTCTGTCAGTGGTGACGCACAAACACAGATAACTTACATTCGTGTAAGGAATTCAAGTTCATCTGTAAACAGTACCGCTACTTCATCATCCGGCTCACAAGTCACCTATGTTTCGAGTGCATCAATTACGGGGCTTGGGACGGTCTCGGGTGACGGGATAAGGGTAAGGTTAGGTGCGGGTTCGATAAGTGGCATAGCGACCGTTCTAGCTGCTGGAACCGGCATATTCTCAAGCGGTTCGTCTGTATCCGGCTCTGCATCTATTGTTGGTGACGGGTTTAGGGTAAGACAAGGCGCGGCGAGTTTGTCCGGTGCGGGGACGGTCTCAGCGACTCCTATCAGAATCAGAACATCTAGCGGGTCGATTAACGGGACTTCTAGTGTCTCGGCTCTCGGTGGATTGGTATCGAGTGCGGCGGGGATACTTGAAGGAATAGCGACTGTTTCGGCTGTGCCAACAGCAACATTCCAAGCACAAATGTCAATCAGTGGGACGGTAACGGTTTCTTGCATCGGCATCCGATTGGGTGACAATTGGTCAAATGTTGCGGCTGACACAAACACATGGACAGATGTGAGTGCCGGTGGGAACACATGGACAACGGTAACTGCGGACGCGAGTACATGGACAGATGTGGGAACATCGGGAAATACATGGACAGACACGGCAACGGGTTCAAATGATTGGTTAAGGAACGGATGATGCCTACTCAAAGAATCGCATTAGGTGAATGGCTCCCCGATCAACCGGGGCTGACGGGAGCATTGACGGTTGCAACAAACTGCTATCCGGTGACTGCGGGATACGGGGCTTTCCCATCGGAGGCAAACTTCTCGGCTGCGGCTGCGGAAGATTTGACCTCAATCATTTCTGCCAAAGACCAAAGCGGCACGACAAAACTGTTTGCTGCGGGACTGAAAAAAATCTACGCTGTGGACTCTGTTGGGGCTTTGACGGGTGTGTTTAGCTTCACGGGCACTTACGCTCAAACCGGCACGACCACTCTAACGGTGACTTCCATTGCACACAAGCTGAAAACCGGTGACTCTGTTTATTTGGACTTCACAAGCGGAACGGCTGTAGATGCTCAATTCACCGTGACAAAGATAACTGTGGATGTGTTTACTGTAATAACCACCTCCGCGACCACATCGGGGAATGTGACCATATCTTCAACTTCAACGGGATACAACACAAGCTCAACCAATCGGTTTAGATTCACTTTGTTTGGCAATCAGATCATCGGGACAAACTTTGCAGAGAGGCTGCAAGTCTATTCAACAGATGGCAGTTCGTCATTCAAGAACTTGTCAGACAGTGCGCCTATCGCTAAGTTCATCACTGTGGTGCGAGATTTTGTGGTTTGCGCCCACTTAGATGAGAGTGGCACGACTCGCCCATATCGGGTGCGGTGGTCAGCAATCAATGATGAGACCAATTGGGTGGAGAGTGTCACCACTCAATCTGACTATCAAGACATTCCCGATGGCGGACACATCACGGGCATTCGCGGTGGCGAGTTTGGGATTATTCTCATGGAGAAATCAATCTCCCGCATGAGTTACGCCGGAACACCGTTCATCTTCCAATTTGACAACATATCACGGGGCAAGGGCTGTATTGCTGCAGGGTCGGTGTGTCAGTATCAAGGGTTAACCTTCTTCCTATCAGACGATGGTTTCTATGTCTGTGATGGGCAGAAAGTCACGCCTATCGGGGCAGAGAAGATTGATCGATTCTTCTTCAATGATGCGAATTTAGACTTGACCACAATGTCAGCGGCGGCAGACCCCATCCGCAAGATGATTATGTGGAACTATCTTTCGACTGACGGGACAAGAAAACTGCTCGTGTACAACTTCACGATTAGCAAATGGTCGTTGATGGAAACCACTGCGGATTACATTTCAGACGCTTCGACTGCATCTGTGACTGTTGAACAGTTGGATTCTGTGAATGCGTCAATTGATGCTTTGGCTGTAAGTATGGATTCGGCTCTTTATGCTGGAGGAAAGTATTTTCTCGGTGGGACAAGCACGACACGGGTTATCACCTTCACCGGAGCAAACAAATCAGCGGTGCTAGAGACGGGCGACATTGATGCCGGACGCTCGATAGTGATGTTGGCTCGACCTTTGGTGGATAACGGCTCTGCGAGTGTTTCTGTGGCCTCTCGGACGCTTCTAACGCAAAGTCTGTCATACAGCACAGCGGCGGCGGCTGATACTGATAACCGAGTGTCTCTGAGAAGCTCGGGGAAATATCACCGTTTGCGGATGCAACCAACTGGTGACAATTGGAAAACCGCGATGGGGATGGATGTTGATGTTGTCCAACAAGGTATCCGGTAATGTTTAGGATTCTCCCGTACTTTGGTGGTGACCCGCGCACAGTTGCGGAAATCGTCAATGGGATTATGAACGGCAAGACCAACAATGTCGGGATTGTCACGCTTGCCACCGGTGGGGCGACTACTACGACCATCACTGATAGACGCATCGGGGCAGACAGTATCCTATTGCTCACACCACTAACTGCGGCGGCAAATGTTGATTCTGTGCCTTACGGGGCATTTCAAGACAGTACAGACCAAACAGCGGCAAACACTACCACTGCTTACGCGATAACCTTTGACACGACTGATTTCAGCAACGGGGTGACGCTATCGAACAGCAGTAGATTGAATGTGGCGAATGCGGGAATTTATAACATTCAATTCAGCATTCAGATTAAAAACACGACAAACGACTCTCAAGATGTGGATGTGTGGTTTCGCAAGAATGGGACGAACATCGACAAGTCAAATTCTCGGTTTGGTTTGCAAGCTCGCAAATCTTCCGGTGACCCCGCGCATTCAATCGCAGCGTTAAACTTCTTTGTTGAATTGGCGGCAAGTGACTATGTGGAACTCATGTGGAGGCCATCGGATACGGGTGTATCAATCGAACACTATCCGACAAGTACAACCCCAACCCGTCCCGCTGTGCCCTCTGTGATTGCTACATTAAGTTATGTAAACACATCATCATCGTTCAATGTGTATGTGAGTGCAAGGGGCAAGGGAACCGCAACGCTGACACATTTTGCAAACTCAACCGCTGACAAAACATTTGGTTATGTGATTGTTGGCTGATACAATGACTTCAGTGGATGACCCCGCCGGAGTCCTTTTAATGAAAGGATAAGTCATGGCAACGCAAATGCAGACCTCTACTACCACTACGGCGGTAGACCCCACAATTCAACCATATCTAACTTATGGGCTGTCTGAGGCACGAAAGCAGTACGAAGGCGGTGGCCCACAGTTCTACCCCGGTCAAGGGTATGTAGGCCCATCCACTGCCACACAAACCGCCCTTCAAGCCCTACAAGCAAGGGCAATGGCTGGCAACCCTCTGTTGGGTCAAGCGCAAGGCAATGTAAGCGGGATGATCGCGGGTGACTATCTCGGAGGTAACCCATTCTTTCAAGGCGCATTCCAACCCGCTGCGACTGCGGCACAAACTGCCTTCAACAAGTCCATTGGCGACATTTCCTCCGCTGCTTCTCAAGCCGGACGATATGGCTCCGGTGCGATGGGTACTCTGCAAAATCAAGCGGCTGGAACCTTTGCTCAAAAGCTGGCAGACACTGCGGGAAAACTCTCATACGAGAATTACGCGCAAGAACGCCAAAACCAAATGCGAGCACTCGGCATGGCTCCGGGCCTCGCAGAGGCCGACTATGGCGACATAAACAAGTTATTGGGTGCTGGTCAACTCGGTGAGGGGTATCAGACTGCGGCACTTAACGCTGATATGGCGCGGTACAACTTTGAGCAAAACGCACCTCAGAGAAATCTAACGAACTATCTGAATATGGTTTACGGGTTCCCTGCTGGTCGGACACAAACGCAAACCACACCGTATTACACGAATCCCACTGCTACGGCATTGGGTACGGGTTTGCTCGGACTGAATCTGTACAACGCCGGAAATCAAGCAACCGGAGGCGGGTTAACCAATTTCTTCAAGAGTGGGTGGGACACATTGACAAGTGGTTTTGGCTCTCCTGTTAACACGGGCCTATATGATGACTACTCAAGACGCAATGATGTTGATACCAACTTCTAAGGACAATCATGGCACTACTTGACATATTCGGCTCGACTCCTTCCTACTACGGCGGTCTATTGGGTGAGGACGAGTTAAATCGCGTCCGGCAACAAGCCCAACAGCAAGCACTGCAAAACACTGCATTGGCTCTTTTGCAAGCTGGCGCACCGAGCAGAACGCCGGGGAACGAAGCACTCGCCATCGCTCAAGGTCTAGCGGGTGGACAGCAAGCCTACAGACAGACAATGCAAGAGGGCTTGCAAGACAAGATGCAGCAGATGCAGATTCAAGACTATCAGCGCAAACAACAAGAAGCACAAGCGCAAAGAACACGGCAAGAGCAAATGCGTCAGATGTTCCCGCAAATCTTTAATCAGACTGTTATGCCCGAAGAACGAACAATGTACGGTGAAGCGGCACAAGTCGTTCGTGATGAAGAAGGTAACTTGCTGCCGGGGGCACAGATTATCCCCGCACAGCGTCAAATCTCTGTTGACCCCAATAAGCTGCAAGCATTGGCGATGCTGTCCAATGACCCATTGGCGGCATATTCACAGATTGCCAAACTTGTGCCCGACTTGCGTAAAGCCGGATTCATTGGTGGGATGCAGCAAGAAAACCCATTCTCTGTATTTGCAAAGGATGAAAGTATCCCCGCACCATTACGCGCTGTGGCTTCTCAATATGAAAGAAGCTATGCAACGGGTCAGATCGATCAAGATACTGCCGATAAACGATTAGCTGAACTCGGCACTCGGGTGCAGTCTGCTCAAGATCGCGCACAGGCGCAAGCCGGAATTGAAGGACAACGAGAGGCTGTAAATAAACTTCAAGAGCGAATGGCTGACTTGAAAGAGCAAGGTCTAAAAGATTCAAAAATATATCGTGACATGATGGCTAATCTTGCTGGTCAACAATTCCAATTGCAAAAGATGTTGGCTGAACCAAAACTTGCGGCGGCACAAGAGAAGGTTGAGCAAAAGGCAGAGGCTAAGACCCAACTTACAGACATTGTTAGCGATCTTGCAACGAAGTATAAAAACTTGCGTGATATGGGCGCGATTGTCACATCAACCGATGAAGGTTTAGGTGTTGGCAATGTTGGTGCGAAATTAGGCTCTACGGCTTTTGGTCAAGCGGTCGGCAGTGCATTCGGCACAAAGGCTCAGACTGAGCGCGAATCAATTGAGCAAACACGACCTTTGTTGCTTAACTTGATTAAGAATGCAACGGGCATGAGCGCACAGCAAATGAACTCAAATGCTGAAATGCAACTGTACTTGAATGCTGCAACCAATCCCAAACTCAGCTATGAGGCCAATATGGATGCTCTGCGCCAATTGGATAGATTGTTTGGCATTGGCACTGTTGCAAAGCAGATTGAAGAAGAAAAGAAGAATCCGACAAAGCCGACTGGCGCTACTAGAAGTGGGTGGTAATCATGGCTGACATAACACTACGCTTTGACGATGGCACAACTCATGTTTATGAGAATGCGCCGGACTCTTTGACACGCAACGATGTTTTGAAACGGGCATCCACCGATTTCCCTAACAAAAACATTGCCGACATTAAAAGAGAATCGTTCGCTGAAATGGGCATGATGGATGTGGCTACTAAGGCAGTCCAAAACCTCCCATCGTCTACAGCAAACATGATTGGCGACATTGTTTCTGCAATATCAAGCCCACTGCAAACGGGTAAAGCAATCTTAGATGTTGGTGCTGGCGCACTGCAAAATATATTGCCGGAAAGACTTGTTCAAGCAATTGGCGAAGATAAGGCTTCCCGCGATGCTGCCAATGCTGTGGGACAGTTTTATATGCAACGGTACGGCAGTCCCGAAGCTGTCAAAAGAGTGATTGCACAAGACCCCGCCGGATTCATGGCTGATATGTCAACGGTATTGACTGCGGGTGCTGGTGCTACCGCAAGACTCCCACAAGTATCTACAGCGTTATCTAAAACAGCATCAATGGTTGACCCTCTGTCATTGATGTACAAAGGTGCTACGGGTGCAACAAAGGCCATTGGTGGTGCTGCTGAAAACATCTTAGGTGCAACGACCGGAGTGGGTCGAGAAGCAATCTCTCAAGCCTTTAAAGCCGGTGAAGAAGGTGGGCAACGAGCAAAAGAATTCACATCTAATTTGCGCGGCTCTGCCAATATGATGGATGTGTTGGACATTGCAAAACAAAATCTTGAGCAATTGAGAATTGATCGAAGCAATGCCTACAAGACCAACATGAAAAACATCAAAGGCGACAAATCAATTCTTGATTTCGGAGGCATTGACAAAGCACTAGATAACGCAATGAATCAAGTGTCCTACAAAGGTCAAATCAAGAATCAAGCGGCTGCGGATGAACTGACAAAAGCAAGAACTCTGATTGAAGATTGGAAGAAGCTAGACCCTGCTGAGTACCACACGCCGGAAGGCATGGACGCTCTGAAACAAAGTGTTGGGCAGATTCTTGAGGGACTAAAGCCGAGAACCACACCGGACATGGTTATTAAGGGTGTGTATAACTCCATCAAGAGCGAGATCAATTCTCAAGCCCCGACCTACTCCAAAACAATGAAGGCATACACAGAGTCATCGGAACAGATCAAAGAGATTGAACGGGCTTTGTCATTGGGCGACAAGGCATCTGCTGACACTGCAATGCGTAAACTACAGTCATTGATGCGAAACAATGTCAATACAAACTATGGTCAACGCTTGCAATTGGCACAAGAGTTAGAGCAAGCCGGAGGCCAACAGATGATGCCTTCACTTGCCGGACAAGCAATGCAAGATTGGATGCCAAGAGGCATGCAAAGAGTAACAGCACCATTGGGGGTAACGGGTTTGTTCTCTGTTGGTGGCCCTGCTGCTGCTGTGACGGGTGCTGCGGCATCTTCCCCGCGATTGGTTGGTGAGGCTGCTTATGGTGCTGGTAAAGTCTCCAAAGGGCTGCTAGACATAAATCAATTAACGCCAACACTTGATTACCCCGCACTTTTGAATATGCTGTATCAAGCCGAGCAAGTAAAAAAACAAGCCGAGCAAACGACAAATATCCCGTACATTGAATTGCGCGGAATGGCTCAACCGGACTAAGGACTAAATCATGCCAAAAGTAAAAATCAGCGAGTACAGCGCAACTGCTAACTCAAACACAGATGTAGCGTCAATCAACATTGATGAGGGCTGCGCTCCGAGTGGCATCAATAACGCCATTCGTGCGGTGATGGGCCATTTGAAAGACTTTCAGCAGGGAACCAATGGAGACCCGTTTAATGGGCCGGTGAATGGTACTTTGGGGGCTACGACTGCAAGCACAGCGGTAGTGACCACATTAAACAGCACAGACGCAACAGACGCATCTAGCACCACTGCTGCCGCAATGAAAACAGCGGGTGGTTTAGGAGTCGCTAAAAAAATGTTTGTTGGTTTAGATGCCAACATCTATGGCCTCACTGTAGGCCGTGGCGCAGGTGCTGTAGCCACCAACACTGCGGTGGGTGCTAGTGCTTTGGCGGCTAATACAAGTGGCTCAGTAAATACAGCTCTTGGCTATCAAGCAATGTTTAGCAACACATCAGCTGGAAATGGTGTTGCGGTTGGATGGGTATCGCTGTATTCAAATACCACTGGTGCTGAAAATACTGCCGTTGGTTCAGGCGCTTTGTATGCAAACACCACAGGTAGTTCCAATGTAGCTATTGGACGACAAGCACTTGTAGCCAACACCACAGCCTCAAACAACACTGCTGTAGGTTATCAGGCGGCTTATAGTCACAATACTAGCGGAAATACAAATCTTACTGCCATTGGTCGCCTAGCCTTATACAGCAATACAAGTGGTGTACAAAACACTGCGGTTGGTAATGCCGCCTTGTACAGCAACACTACAGCAAACAACAACTCGGCAGTTGGAGAGGGTACTTTATACGCAAATACAACTGGTGCATCAAATACTGCAATGGGCCAAGGAGCCCTTCAGGCCAACACCACAGCCTCAAACAACACTGCTGTAGGTTATCAGGCGGGGTATAGCAACACGACTGGCGGGGCAAACACATTTTTTGGTTATCTCGCTGGTTATAGTTCAAACGCCGTAAACGGAAGTAACGTATTTATTGGTTATCGTGCTGGAAAAGACATAACAACAGGTGTATCAAACGTAGTGCTTGGTGGTTACATGGGCAACCAAGGCGGCCTAGACATTCGCACAGCAAGCAACTACATCGTGCTGTCTGATGGGGATGGGAATCCACGGGCTTATTGGGATGCAAGTGGAACTGGGTTTACTGCCGCATCTGCCGCCAGTGAAATTGCTTTTCAAGTTAAAAATACATCAGCAACATCTCCGTTTGGAATGAGAGTTCTTCTTTCAGCGGCATCTCCAAATAACACAACACAATATATATTTAATGGAACAGACAGCACTACAAGTTGTTTCACAATTTGGACAAATGGCACAACATCTGGTCGTTCTGATGAGCGCCTAAAAACAAACATTGCGCCAGCCAACAATCAACTTGCCGATGTTATGGCAATGGAAGTTGTAAATTATGAATGGAAACAAAGTGATGGGGGTAGCAAAGAAATTGGTTGGATTGCACAACAAGTTAAAGAAATAAAACCAAATCTTGTTTTAGAAGATGAAGAAGGATTTCTGCATTTAAAGCAAACCCCAATGATGGCAATCCTTTGGAAGGCCGTTCAAGAACTCAAAGCAGAGGTTGACAGCCTCAAAGCCCAAATCAACGGAGCATCAGCATGAATGAAATCACCGCAGAACAAATCGCCAAGCACTACAGTGCCGCAATGGACTCAGTTAACCTCATCAATGCTGGCAAGCCCGAACTGATGGAAGATGCTGAGTGGGCAGATTGCTTGCAGAGGAATCGTGACCATTTGGAAATTATGGTTGCCAAAGACTTTATGCAGGGTCAGGACTTGGCCCCGCTGATTGCCGCCATTGCCGTTGGTCAATAATGTTTTACGTCTACGAGCATATTCGCCTTGATTCCAATGCCGTCTTCTATGTCGGCAAGGGGTGTGGGGATAGAGTGCGCTCAAAAGACAAACGCAATAAGCATTGGCATTCGGTTGTTGAAAAAGCTGGATATGTTGGTCAAATCTTGGTTCAAGACGAAGATGAGGAATTAATCTTTTTTGCAGAGCAAGAGCGTATTGACCAGCTTAAAAGGCTTGGCTTTAATTTAACCAACAAAACTGATGGCGGTGGTGGTGGCACAAAAGGATACAAGCACACCCCAGAATCTTGTAAAAAAATTTCAGAAAAATTAAAAGGCAAGTTGGCTGGTAGTAAGCATCCTAGATTTGGTCTGCATGGTTCTGATAATCCCATGTTTGGCATGAAGCAATCTGCATCTGCACGACATGGAATGTCTGTAAACTGTTGCATGAAAAGACCAGAAGTTGTTGCCAAAATTAGTGGAAAAAATTCATTGCTTGCAAAGTCAGTTGAATATCAAGGAAAGGTATATGAAACCATGAATAATTTAGCAACCCATCTAGGCATATCAGGGCAGACACTTAGGTCAAGAATATTCAGAGGACAATCTGAAAAGTATGGCTATAAAGTGCTTGGTCATACCAAAATGCTGGCAAAAGACTTTTGGACAACCGAAAACCTTGAACCATTGCGGGCTGCATCAGCATGATTAAACTTGACTTGTCACTAGAAGAAGTTAATAGCCTTCTTCATGTATTGGGCGAACTTCCCACCCGCATGAATGCCTATCCTCTATTGATGAAGATCAAAGAGCAAGCGGAGGCTCAATTACCGAAAGAGCAAAGTGAGTGAAGATGTTGACAAGCGATTAGCAGTGCATGAGGCGATTTGCGCTGAACGCTACATCAAGATAGTCGATCAACTGTCTGACGGGTCTAAGCGCATGAGCAAGATTGAATACTTGCTTTACGCTGTGATTCTTGCTGTGTTGCTTGGCCCCGGCGTAGCGGCTGATTTCGTAAAGAAACTATTGGGGATTTGAAATTGACCCTCTCACGCTATTGGCAATGGCAAATGGATGTGTTGCTGCCATCCGAAAAGGGTGTGAGTTATACAAAGATGTTAAGGGCACGATTTCAGCGGCGCAAAAGACTGCTAAGGAAGTCACTGCGATTGCAGAGGAGGTTGGTGGGTTCTTTGGTTTCTTCAAGAAGAAGAAAAAGCCTACTGATAAACCCGTTGATGCTCCAAAGCCAAAGAAAGCAGAACCCGAAGTTTGGGATGAGAATAAAGTCGTTGCTGATTTGGCGGCTAATCTCGGACAGTTCTTCAAGATTCAGCAGCAGCTTGCAGACCATATTCGTGAAGAAGAAGAAAAGTCTAAAAATGTTTATGACCCAAATCAGAACATCATGGAATCTGCTCTTAACCGAGAATTGGCAAAAACTCAGTTTGAAAAGCTATCTAAGGAAATTAGAGAGATCATGGTGTATCAGTCCCCTAAAGAATTAGGGAACCTTTACACCCGTGTAAATCAGATGAGGGTGCAGATCATTGAAGAACAAGAGCAAGCGAGATTAGCACAAGAGAAAAGGATTCGTGAAGCAGAATGGCAAAGGCGCAAAGTGATTTCAGCAATTCAAGACAAAGCGATCTACGGGGTGGCTTGTCTAGTATTTCTGCTGTATCTCGTTTTGTTTTTCACTTTACTCGTTATGGACAGAAAAGTCAGATGGGGTTTCTAGTCGCTCTAATTGCAATGGTGATTGTGTTCGCCTTGATGCTTCCTTTGATTGGGAGTATCTATTACGACACGCTTGCTGTGCAAAAAGAAAGCAAGATGCAAATTGAACGCATGGAGCGACTCCGACAGCAATTAGAGCAAGACCGTAAAGATTTGGACAGAATGAAAAATGAGTCAAAATAAATTCTTGTGGTGCGTGATTGTTATATCCATTGCGGTGGTTCTGCTTCTAAGCGGATGCTTTGAGGACAGATACCGCTATATTTGTCAGAACCCCGATAAGTTTGATCTTCCCGAATGCCAAAAGCCAAAGTGCTTATTCACGCAGACTTGCCCCGAGTATCTTGTCGCCCCTATCTTGACAAACAAGATTGACCCGCCCAAAGTTGAAAAGGCCGATGATGACAAAAAGTAAATACACCCCCGAAGATTTAGAAGTCCGCATTTGGGGCTTTGTGGTGGTCATGATTACGATCATTCTTTTCGGCATCGTCTTTGCATTGCTCTACTCGGTGACTTTTGTTGTCCAACCAATCAAGAGCATGGCCCCCATCGATCAAGCCTACACAAAGATGCTGAACGACATTGTTCTTCTCATTGTTGGCGGTATCGGTGGCATTGTTGGTAAACGGGCTGTGGGGTCGGTTACGAATGCGGTTAGCCCAACGCCTACACCTCCGGTTATTGCTCCTTCTAGCCCACCTATAACGCCTCCTACGCCTACTCCTTCAAATGCAATGCCGGTGTGGGTCAATCCTCCGCTTGATGAAAGTTGGACTCCCCCACCTCCCCCCACTACCCCACCCCAACACTTAGAGTCTGATTCTGTGCGGGAAGAAATCGCTGCTGCTCGTCAAGAGGTGAAGAATGGTTAACCCGTACTTCATCATTGGAGCAATGATTGCTGTGGGTGGAGCATACGGGTACGGGCATCATGTTGGATGGGGCGACCGTGACGCTGAGATGCAAGTCGAGATTGCCAAAAAGAATGATGAAGCAAGAGAAAAAGAAACCCAACTTGCCCAACAACTGAATGACCAATCAACCAAATTATCGGAGGCCAATAATGTCATCAATCAAAAGCAGTCTAGTCTTGATCGCGCTATTCGTGATGGTCGGGTGCGCCTCCCGTCCACAAGTTGTGTACAAGCCCCCGCAAATGCCCCCACTCCCGCCGGAGATAGCCCAAAAGAAAGAAGTGAACCTAACCGACCGGTTTATGAAACTTCTGACTCCGACAGAGCAACCCTCCAAGCAATTGCCGAAATAGTGGCTCAAGGGGACAGAAACACAGCACAATTAAACGCGTGTATCTCAGCCTACGAAACTGTTAGGCAACAGATAAATGCGGTGCAGTAGGATGGTAAATCTTTTTGGCATCAAGATATGCAATCTGTGCAAGTTCTGCTGTTTTGAATCTGCCAAGATTTTTTTGTTTTCCATCAAATCCTATATGCGCTTGCCACAACAATGTGTCTTTAATACGAGACACACCAATATAAGGATTGTTGCCACCCGTTTTGTGTCGGTTGCTCAAATTTTCAGATGCAGAAACATCACGCAAATTGTTTATGCGGTTATCAAGTTTTTTACCATTTATATGGTCAATTTGATTAGTAGGCCATACTCCATAGGTATAAAACCAAGCAAGTCTGTGCGCCAAAATTTTTTTACCTTTGATGGTGATATGCAAATACCCAGTACTCATAATATTGCCAGCAATAGAACCGGATGGGACTTTGCTGTTTACTCTAACAAGCCAAGTAAACTTTCCCGTCTGTGGGTCATAACAAAGGCGGGTTTTCAAACTTGTAAAATCTATTTTGTTCATGCTGTTGCACCTTCATGCAGTGGTATGGGAAGTGACGGCTCGGTGTTGACGCATCGGGCCGTTGCGAAATTATAGGAGTTTTCCAATGATTACGGCTATTCAATTACAAAAACTTCATATTGGTTCTGAGTGGGTAGACCCAATCAATGAAACTTTTGAAAAATTTAAAATTGAAACACGCAGACAACAAGCCGCATTTATTGCTCAGTGTCAACATGAAAGTGGAAATTTCAAGCTGTTATCTGAAAACCTAAATTACCGCGCTGAAACTCTGATGAAGCTGTGGCCTAAGCGGTTCCCCACTTTGGACTTTGCCAATCAGTATTCTCGTAATCCTAAAAAGATCGCCAACAGCGTTTACAGCGGTCGTATGGGCAACCGTGACGAAGCTAGTGGGGACGGGTATCGGTTTCGCGGTAGAGGCTGCATTCAGCTTACCGGACACGCTAACTACTTCCATGCGGGACAAGCACTCGGAGTAGATTTCGTGATGGAACCCGATCTAGTCGCCACTCCTAAATACGCTGCACTTACTGCCGGATGGTTTTGGTCTACACATGATTGCAACCGTCTCGCGGAAGAAGCGAATTGGACGGCTCTCACGAAAAAAATCAATGGCGGCGTGATAGGGCTTGAGGACAGAATCAACCACACGAATCAAGCCTTATCGGTCTTGTGACGCTTGACCATTCTCGTGACATTCTCATGTGAGATGAAGCGATGCCCGTTATAGCATTCCCTTCGTCTGACAAGCATATTCTCCTCAGTTTTGGTGTGTTGAACGAACGAGATTGCTTTGCACTCGGGACACTTCATGCCGGAGTTATTCGTACTCTTAGGATTCATTGAGGGCAAGCCAAACCATAAAACAGATAAAAAGAACAGCTAGAGCGATTCCTAAGAACCCCAAAGCAAAGATTGTGATTACAGTCTCAATCACATCACCCCCCGCATTTCCCAACCCGCTAGAAAGTAATTCCATCTGCCTTGCATAGCAGGGTTGGTGTACTTGTCGCCTGTCATGGCTAGGTCAGCATCTGTATAGCCCTTTGATGACATCAGTGCGTGGAATACTTTTCGTGCTTTCATGTGTTCTCCTTAATGCCGTGTGCGGCTTCTATGGCTCGGGCATATTTCAATGTGTCAAAGTAGCAGTTTGTGACATACTTTTCAGCCATAGCCTCAAGTTGCTCATTTGTAAGCGGCTTGCGCTGTGGTTTGCAATCAGGGCATTCAATCTCTGGATTTTTACCAAAACGCTCCTCCCACCATTCACGCCGGCCTCTGTCGCCGTCATAGATAAGTTTCACTTCACACTTGCAACAAAGAATGTAATCACCGAGTGCCATTTCCAACTCCTGTATTTGCAAACTCACCATGAATATTGATTGATGCTTGTATGTAAGACTTATGTGCCTGTTCTGCTGTATCAAAATACCCAAGTGTCTTACGCTTTCCATCTTTCCAAATGCTTGCTGTAAATCGTTTTGCGTGTTCACGCCAATAAACACCTTTGAAACCACTTGCGTTATCTGAACGCAGTTTCATGTTCATACAGTTCTGTGAGCGCGTGGCTTCTCTTAAATTGCACAATTGGTTGTCATCTTTCAGACCATTGATGTGGTCTATTTCATTGGCGGTTTCTGAACCATAAGCAATTGCCCAACAAATGCGATGCGCTCTGAAGTTGTGTCCTTTAACCATGATTTTTCTGTAACCGCTTGAATCTACATTGCCAGCAACTTTTCCAACTCTGTCACTCCTGCCTTTAACCCACACAAGTTCCCCTGTTTCTTGGTTATATTTAAGTGAATCAATGGCAACTTGTAACGCTTCTAGTCTGTTCATAGTTGTTCCTTGGTGTACAGGGGTTGACGATTTTCTTCTTTGGATGGCAGTCGATAGACCGTTCCGCAATTAACTGAGTTAATTTGCTCAGATAACGCATTTAAGTCTGCCCACGCCACAGGCTCTTGCTCTGGCTGTGCCAGTTGCGCTTTCAAGTTTTTGATGACAATCTTAAAAGCATTAGCCTCACAGTGTCGGGCGCAGGGTGCTGGTCGCTCCTGCTTTACTGCCTCTGTACTGTCCAAGATTTGCATTTGTTTTAAGCTCATTTCAGCACCTCTTGTTCCAACACTTCCATTGCTTTTTCAATTTGTTCATACAGGTAGTCAGGCATTCGGTGTTTGTCTGCAAATGACCATGATTCAACCGCTGACAACAGCTTGATGATTTGGAGGGCTTGTTCTTTTGTCATTTCTTCATCTTTCTGATGTACACAGTAAACGACTGAATCGTGTCTTTGCCAAACGCTAAAGTGCATTTCTCAATGTGTTGGGCGACTTCTTCAATCACTTCATTTCGCGCGTTGGTTTCAGCGTATCGGATTATTTGGTGTTTGCGCGACCCTTGAAGCCCCCAATCGCCTTGTCTGCGACTGAGTTCTTCAAACGCTTCATCTTCCGGACTCAAAACCCAATATCCTCATCGTTATCGGCTGGCAAACCTTTATGCTCTTTTGGTTTAGGGTCGTTCATGTATGCCCAACCGTCCCACCCCGCATAGATCGGCATTACATCGAGTTTCAGCATAGGGCCATTCTTTGTGTCAATGACTGACCCAATGCGGATGTATCGTTTCTTTTCTTCACCCTTTGCGTTGACATAAGTACCCGCAACAACTGTGATTTCTTTAAGCAGTGCCATTTTTTTCTTTCATTAAAAGTTCAAGTTTTTTGTCAAGATCAGCGAGAAACTTCACCACTTCGGCATCCATTTCGCTGATTAGCTTCTCGTC